TTACTTGATGATTACTTTCTTACCATTAATAATATAAACACCCTTAGACAAACCCTGGAGGGAAGAACCTACATACTGGCCCTGAAGGTTATAAACCTTACCTTGCAATGCCTGCTTAATGCCTTCTACCTGGCTGATGCCGGTAGTTTGATAAGTGAAAGAAAGGGTTACGGACGACATGTCCCCTATATCAGATGTATTATCTGCATACTGAAGAACAACATTGTCACCATCGAAGGTAATCTCTGAGACAGTCTTTTCTATGAGCTGACCATCAATCTTAACCGTCTGTTTGCTGCCGGCAAATACTGCCGTAGACAACATTCCAGCCAACAATAATAAATAAGCTTTTTTCATTTTAATGAATGTTTGTTAGATTTATTTTTTTTGTTTGTTTTTGAATTTTACAATGCAAAAGTAGTGAAAAAATATCTATTATAAACCATCCTGGCACATTTTTCTTACGCAAACGTTTTCATAAGTGTAAAATGGAATATTATTAAAAAGGGCATAAAAAAAGACTGAATCCTGTTACGAAGATTCAGTCTCTTAAAGAAGTGGTACCACCAGGAATCGAACCGGGGACACAAGGATTTTCAGTCCTTTGCTCTACCAACTGAGCTATGGCACCAACTTTTACAAATCGCGATTTATCATTTGCGGGTGCAAAGGTAATACTTTTTTCTGGTTCCTGCAAATTTTTCGGGAAATTTCTTTCAAAAAAAGATAAAAAAGTCTATTTTTGTTGGTGTTGTCCATTATTTAATGTACCTTTGCAGCAGATATCGGGATTTAGCGCAGTTGGTAGCGCACGTCGTTCGGGACGATGAGGTCGCTGGTTCGAGTCCAGTAATCCCGACGAAAAGCCGGTAAATGTGCCATAAACACTGAGGATTTACCTCAGTCGGTGCCAAAATGGTCGGTACAATTTCGGTATCACTCCTATATACATTATTAATAACAGGCTATATCTGAGAAAAATTAAAGATATGGCTAAAAAAAATTATGCTCCAAATTCGAATGACACAGTACTTAGCAGTGTCATTGGCTGGAAACCACCAGTTTTTCACCAGGCATCTGAATGTTATATCTCCTTCATGGCCTTTGATCCAGGCATCAACCGCATGAGGAAGAAAAAAATCATGCTCGATCATGTTAAGGGCAAGCGGAACCAGCGCGCCTATGCCGACCAGATTATCAAGAATCTCACAGAGAAGCTCATGGCAGGCTGGAATCCTTGGATTGAGGCTCTGCAGCCTCTGGAATATACGAAGTGGGAAGACGTGCTCGAGAAATATAAGGCTTATCTAACAAAAATGTGCAATGAGGGAAGTATGCGCGATGAGACTTTTGTTGACTACAGCAGCCGTGTCCGGATCCTGGAAAAATGGAAGAAAGAAAAAAACATAACTCTCAATTTTTCTTATCAATGGGACAAAAGTAATGTGAGCAAGTTCCTGGACTACATTTTCATCGACAGGAATAATACAGTATTGACTCGCAACAATTATCTTGCCTGGACTAAGAGTTTCTCCGCTTATCTGTTGGCTCGAGGCTATATACCCAAGAACCCAACAGAAGGACTGGAACGTATCAAGAACAGGCAGAAGAAAAGCAGAGATGTCATACCTGACTGCACCATGCAGCTCATCAGAGATTATCTGATGGAGCACAACAGGCACTATCTGCTTGCGTGTGAAATTATCCACTACCTCTTCATCCGCCCTCGAGAGATGTCCTATCTCAGAATCTGTGATATTCATATCAAGACTCAGACACTCACTCTGCATGGTGAGAACACTAAAAATGGTAATGATGCTGTGATTACGTTGCCGACTCATGTCATCAAACTCATGATGGAACTCAATATCTTCTCACACCCAGGGCAGGACTACCTCTTTTCTGACGGGTTCTGCCCCGGACCAGAAAGAAAAAATGAGAAAATGTTCAGAGACTACTGGACTCGTGTCCTGAGGAAGGAACTGAAGCTCTCACCTCGCTATAAATTCTACAGCTTGAAAGACACTGGCATCACCAATATGCTGCGGGCCAATGCCGACGTCTTGTCGGTCAGAGACCAGGCGAGACACTCATCCATACTCATCACAGACATCTATACGCCTAAGGATATACAGACGGCGAATGAGTATATCAAGAACTATCAGGGTATCCTATAATATAATAAGGTGGAGAGCTAACTGCTCCCCACCTTATTATATATATTATGATAGCATATAAAAATATCCCGTGTAAACTGGCTCGATGGCATCGTCCTTTACTTCCATCTCTATCTTCTCGCACACAAATTTCTTGTTGCGGATGATGTATATCTTGGAAGGGTCCGGTATGACATCTGACTTGAACTTGACTTCCATGCAATTTCGATTATCAATTTTGATAACTGAATTATGGAACTTACCAAGTGATATGACACCTGTATTGGTAGAATTCAAAGACAGAGAGAATAATTTTGTGTCCCCTATAGAACTAACTCCTGCATACTGATAATCAGTATTAATGCGGTAATCGGTTATAAACATAGGCCACCTCGACTTATTTCCAACCCAAGAAATATGGCCATATGGCTTGTCATACGCCTGCACTTTGCCTGGCAGAATGAAGAAAACACTCATGACCTCCTCTTCATCTTCGCTTTCTTCCATGCTCGACTCATCATCTATGGCATCCTGTACGGATATGTAGCTATATCCGTCATCATCAACATCGCACTCCTTGGAATCCGCTTCCTTGTCATTAGGTATTGACAACAGGCAACGCTTCTCGTAGTGATTATCTTCTCCTAAGAATGCTGTCTTGAAATTGATATCTTCTACAACTTGCGCTGCTGGAGAGATGCAGAGATCAACGTAATCATCGGAGTTCTGGTCTCTGATAAGCGGTGACCAGTAACCTGCCAACTGCCAGGTCTTGGTATTGTCCTCCTCTACATATATGTAATAGCTGTAGAAGTGCTCGATGATGGTCTGTCTCTTCTTCTTCTCGCTCCATCCCTGTGTTGTCAAGGCGAACTGGTTGCTCTCGCCAAAATAATCTACGCTTTTGACAATATTGAAGTTTCTGAACACCTTCTTGGAGATGCTCTCATAGCTACCTCTATTGACTGAATCATCTAGCTTATACTCCAGGTTAGCGGTTGATGAAGTACTGAAAGAACCGTCCTCGTCATAGTCTGCCGAATATTCATCCAGTGGTTCTATCTCAATTGAATCTACAGAACTCAACTCTGAGGAACTGATGACGCAGCAGGTCTTCTGGGCTTCATCGAAGTAGATGGAGGCATTGAAGAATTTCCGGAATTCTTCAATGAATGTATAAGATGACCAATGTGGAAGCGCCCTGCGCAGTTCACGAGTCTTGTAGGCCGAAGCTATATATAGCTGGTCCCACGGCTTGCAGTCGAAGTCGTTGCGCTTGAGAGTGTATCCTTCATATTCTACCACTTTGCGGAAGATATACATCAAGCTTGGCTGAACTGCCAGGTTCATGATAAATGGTGCATTGTAGCCGATGAACTGCTTTGTTTTATCCACCCCAACAAAATTTGCGATTAGGTCGTTCGTTTCGTCTCTTACTGGCATGAAGCACCATCTACCTTCCGCTCCCAGGAACTCCGAATGATTTTCATTCAGCCTGTAGATGTCTTTAATCTTCAGCTGGTTTTTAAATCCCTGAGAAAAACCTTTATCAATAGTATAACCAGGTTTATCAGCTGTGCCGAATGGAATCTCATCGATGTAGTGCTTGGTCATGCGGTCATTGAATTTGATGCGTGACTTGCCTCCGACTATCTGCAGTTTGATCTCTTTCTCATTCACGGAGAGTATGGTACCGACACCACTCATGATGAGCTGGCTGTTACAGAACAGTTTGCAGTCATCGTATTTGTCGATGTTCTTCTTGACCTCCAGTCGCGAGACATTCTTAAATATGACACGGTTCTCTAGGATATTCATGGGGAAGGTGATGTCATAGGTGTACTCACCATCATCGGTGACATACTGGTTAGCGTATGTCACCTTGATGGATGATGTAGAAATGGGATAGGCCTTATGGCCATTGATGATGCATGTTATCATATTCCACTACTTATTGTTTAAAATGCGCTGATAATCCTGCAGTCTGCGGTGCAGACCTCTACGACCAGATATCGGAACCTCGACCTCAATGCCATCGTCAAGAGTCTGTGTCAGACGGCTGACGGCTGCATTGACACCATCGAGGGACTGGCGTACTTCGGTGTTGTCATTATTAACATTGACTACAGGAGCCACCACGGCACTGCCGCCCTGTCCCAGAGAACGTGTTATGTCATCAGCGGTCAACGAGCCAACTGTATTAGAACGCTGTGCCCTATCGATGAGGTCAAGAGCTGGACGGATGGATGAGTTGTTGACGGCATTGTGATTAGCCACGAACTCGCCTTCATGTACGACTCCTGCCTCCTTTCGGTAGCGGTTACCTCCGGTATATCCTCCCTCATAGTAACCTGCAGCCTCTGCCTGGTGCTGCTTCTTGATGGTTGCAATCTGCAGCATACCTGCTGCGGTTGCCATGCCGGCAGCGATAGGAGCCATGACCCAACCAGTGACAGGGATGCTGGCTGCTGATGAGTAGGCATTGATGGCTGCCATGGCAGTTGATGCGATTGCCTGAGCAATCTCAATCTTCATGGACTTCTTGTTGGCCTTAGACTTGGCAGCGGCTAACTCCTTGTCACGCTTCTCCTCCAACTTTTTCTTCTTTTTCGAGTTGTTGCCAGCTGCAGCAATCTGCTTCTCGTAGTTCTTGGAGATTTTGGCTTGCTCTAGGTCTGAGCATGCCTGAGCGTATGCTGATGCAGAAGAGAGTATATTGTTGATGCCATTATATGCAGCAGAAGTCTGCTGCACCATGTTATCGAGGAAGTTGGCGGTGACCTGCGCCTTCGCCTGCATGTATGCGGCATGGTTCTGCTTGTCGTTACCATACAACTCCTTCAATTTCTCCATTGTGTTCTGGTAGTTTTGAATCTGTGAGGAGAAGTATCCACCCAAAGTTGTATTGCCGGTCGACTGGGACTCACCTGCAGCAGCTCTGGCGCTGTTGACCATCTCTGATGACTTATCATTAATCTTCAGCTGAGCGCTACCAGCACCATGATCATCTGCATCAATCTGCGCTCTCTGGGCAGCAAACTGCTTGGTTATCTCCAACTTCATCTGCTGATATTCCTCCTCCTTGATCAATCCCTGCTTGTAGAGATTGTCAAGGCCATTGGTGTACATGGTCTCCTGAGCCTGCAGGTCTTGTTTGCCGAACTGCTGACGCAACTCCTTCAGTTGGTTCTGGTATGACTCCTGCATCTGCAGCTGGTGGTCGAGCTCAGCCTGTTCCATCTCAGCCTTCAGATCCAGCCACTCCTCGCTGCCCTCTCTGTCTTTGTAGAGTGCAAGACGTTTTTTCATGGCTTCGACATCATTCTTATATAGGGCTTCATTGAGAGCGATATCATTCTGATAGATCGCTGAACTGGCATCATTGTACTGAGCTTTGATGCTAGCCTCCTTCTGGAGGCGTTCACGCTCAATGGTCTGCTCATTCATTTTTTGAATTGCAGCATCATGCTGCTTGACAACATTGACCTGGTTGTCAAGTAACTGCTTGTACTCATTGCTCTCAGCACCATACAACTGCTTCAGCTTGGCAAAACCCTTAATTTGGATGCTCTGTCTGTCATCGATGAACTGCTGATAGGTTATCTTGCCTTCTGCATAGGCTTTGGCGTTGTCTGCCATCAGTTCGTTGGTCTCAGCCTTGATGCTATCGGCTGCCTGCTTCTGCTTGCGCTTGGCTTCTGCCTGTCGCTTGCGTGCCTCGGCTGCAGCTGCCTTCTCTGCCTTGGCACGAGCCTTGCGCTCTTTGTCAGAAGCTTGATGAGTGCCGGTTGTTCTCTTCTGCTTAATGATGGTACCATCATTGGCCTTGCCATTGAAGCCATTGTTGCGCCATGGTTCCGGATCATAGATTTCGAAGTGCTGGGACTCCAACTCATTAATCTTGGCCATGAGTTTCTGCTGATACTGTTTTTCTCGCTCGATATCCTGAAGAAGCAGGTCCTTGTGTTCGGCTACGAAGTTTAGTTTCTGGGTCTTGCCACCTGCAAATGGGTTGAGGCGATCCCAAAATCTCTTCCAGTAGCCTCGATTGTCGTTATCTCCCTCTCCTAACAGGTCTTCTGCCTCAGCCTGCTTAGCTATAGACTCAGCCAGCTTCTTCTGCAAGCCATCGATGACGATCTTCTTCTTCATCATGTCGATGTACGACTGAATCTGCCTTGTTGCCTGACCTGTGCGAACAGCCTCTTCAGTAATGTTGCCCAGGTGCTGACTCATCAGCTTGCCGTTGAGTTCCTCCAGTGCAGCCTTGCGATCGGACTCGGCACTGGTATTTGACTGGATAGCAGATACCAGGCGCATGATGGATGCCTCCTCTTCTGCTGCCTGCTTGTTGGCATCTGTCACGGCATCATTGTAGTCACGCTGAGCCTGCTCAGCTGTTCTCGTCTTTTTAGAGAGTGTGACGATTGCGGCTGTCAGACCGGCAACAACAGCTATCACGGCTGTGATAGGGTTGGCCAACAATACCTTGTTCCACAACATCTGCGCTGCGGTGGTCAGTTTTATCTCACGTGTCAACGCCATCTGAACAATTGCCATGGTCTTGAGAGCAGATGTCTTGAGACCCACAAGGACGAGATGCGCCTTTTCGCGCAGAATCATGATGTTGAGCCATGCCATCTGCGCCTTGTCTGCTATCAACTTTGCCTTAGATACTGCTGTATACGTGACGATGGCGGCTGTCAGCACAATTAATATGCGCCAATAATCTTTGACGAAATCAACGAGTGTGGAGAGTGCCCGAACCCCGAGACTTGCAGCAGATATGCAATATCGTGCTGCAGGATAGAGTTTCTGGCCCAGCTCGATGGAGAGATCCAGGAACTTCTTGCTCGCCTTGTCAAGTTGAGCCTGTACATTCTCGTTCTGTGTCTCGAACTCATTGAGGACGGATGTGCCTTCGGAATATGCTTCGCTTGCCAGGTTCTGGGCAGTCTTGATGTCATCGAGTTTATCTGCGAGGACGGTGAGGACACCTGTCGCTCTAGAACCATCCATTTTCATCTCCTCAAACATAGGTGCGAGGTCTGCGAATCCACCCTTGGCTCGCATGGCTGCCAGGAATTGGAGGAGTGCGCCATTGGCGTCCTCCTTTAACGTCTTTGCGAATTCCTTGACATTGAGACCTGCAATCTGAGCAAACTTAGCCGAGTCCTGGAACATCTTAGCGAGGAGGTTCTGAACTGCGGTTGCAGCAGTTTCGTCTTGCTGCATGTTTTGGTCGAGAACTGATGCGAGACCCATAATCTGAGCCTGTGTAAAGCCTGCCTGCTTGCCGACACCAGCCACACGGGCGGTGAAGTCAACGAGATAGCCGGCAGAGGCAGAGGAATTCTGAGCCAGTTCATTGACTGCAGAACCTGTCGCCAACATGGCACCTCGCAGACCTTTGGTCTTGTCTTCGCCGAACATCTGGGCGAGTTTACCGATTTGAGAGACTGCTTTATCGCCGAGGTCATCACCAAGTGCAACATTGATTTTATCCGCTCCATCGACGAACTCCTCAACTGCAGCAGTCGATGTGATGCCTAGTCTGCCAGCATCCTCTGCCAGTTGGTTGAGCTTCTGTCGAGAAGTTCGGGTGTCCATCTTCTTGAAATCTTCGTTCATGCGCTCGACTTCCTCGGCTGCCTGACCGGTATATTTGCGGACGTTGGTCATCTCATCGTCCATCTTTGCATACTCCTCCACGCATTTCTTGACGGTGAAGGTGATGCCGGAGATGGCAGCGACGGCTCCCAGGGCAATGCCCTGCATACGGTTGAACCAGTCTGCAGAGCGCTTGATCCAGGACTCCTGGGCTACTCCTTCGGCTCTGACCGCCTGCAGTTCTGCCTTCAACTGCTTCGCCTTCAGCTCCATCTGTTTGAACTGCTCGGTACCACGCTGCATGCCCTGCATCTGCTGATTGAGCGCCTTGATGGAGTATTCGAGGTCACGGATGGATGAGGTTTTGAGGTTGGCCATGGTGTTGTTGACGAGCTGCATCTGTCTCTTGGTCTCCTTGATGTCCACGTTGGTGCTGTCAATCTCCTTGTCATACTGCTGCATGAGGGTGACCACCTTCTTCTCGCTCTGACGGATGCGTTCCAACTCTGCCTCCACAAGTTTCAGCTGCGAAGCTCTGGAGGCGTACATGGTTGATGTAGGGTCGTAGTCAGCCATCTGACTACGTAGCTTGGATGCTGTGAAATTGAGGTCATTGAGTGAAGCATGTTTCAGGTTTGACACCGTTGCGGTCATGCGTCTCGCTTCCTCATCAGCCTTGCGTGTCGCGCCCTTCAGGGCAAGCATCTGCTCCTTAACCTTGGAGAGTTGAGCGTCCAATTTTGCGAAGTCTGAAGGGTCAGACGCTGCCTTCATCTGCCCCTTCAGATGTCTTGCTGCCTTCTCCAGCTGTCCGAGGCTTGCACTTGACAGGTTGTCGAGTGTCTCCTTGACGCTCATGGTTGAGTTCTTGAATTGCTTCATCTCTCGCTCTGCGGCCTTCAGATCTTTCGCAAGAGATGCGCCTAAACGGGAATCGCCCGCCGAGAAGGCATCTTGTTTTGCCTTCTTCAGACGAGCGACTCTGTCCTCTAACTCTTTGAGTCGGTTTTTTGCCTCCTCTGAGTTGAGCTTGATGACTGTTGTATATACCTCTTGTCTTGCCATTATCGGGTGACTTGTATATAGCTGTTGTATAATATGTTGGAATGGGGATTGAAGTTGATGACCTTGATGTCATAGCCTCTGGTGCCCCATCGCCACCAGAGGAATCTGTGCTTGTACTGTCTGTAGACGATGGTCTGGAGACTGTCTCTCGCCTTGTATGTCAAGATGGAGTCTGCCGTGTTGAGACGGAGACTAAGCCATCGGTCGCTGTAGGTATAGACTGAATCGCTGCGGTCAGTCTTGACCGTATCAGCAGTACTCAGACTCGTGCGCTGGTCTGCCATGACCTGGCCAAGACGAATGTCCAGGTCATGGAGCAGTTGGCGGTCGTAGGCTTGAAGTTTGTACTCCTCTTCCTTCATCTGCAGCACCTGCTGCGTGATGACAGTGGCTGAGTCTCGGATGGTGTCTCGCTCGGCTGGAGCATACTGAAGTTTCAGCCCATTGAGCTGTTCTATCAGTTCCTGCTCCGCTCGCTGCTGTCGATTGTCAAAAATCCAGAAGCAGGCGATGATGACCAAAATCACCGATATGGCCATGATGATTGACTTGAGATGTTTCTGCATAATCCTTGATTTTAAATGTCAGCATACTCAGGAATAGCGTCGAAGCATGGACACTCCTTGATGCGCTCCCATGGATCGACCACTCCATTGTGGTTCTTGTCAGGCGAGATGTCACGATGTCCCATGATTTTGGCATCAGGGTAGCGTTGGCGTAACTCCTTCAAGAGTTGACGAAGTCCAGCCTTCTGCTCTTCTGTTCGGTTGTCGATAGCCTTGCCTGTGCGGGATATTCCACCCATGTACGCAACGTTGACTGAATCGAAATTGTGCCCCTTGACTCCATTGGACGGCAGGTCTTCTGTCATGAGCTGCGTGCGTTTGCCATCTGCGGTAACGACCCAGTGGTAGCCTGGATAATGCCAGCCTTTGTCTCGGAACTCCTTGAGCAAGGCATCGACAGACCATGACTGTCGGCTTGCTGTACAATGAACGAAAATTTTCTTAATCTTGCGTGCCATTTTTGTTGTTGAAATATTTATTGATAATGTCTTTAACTCTGGTGTCAAAAGTCAGTGCGAAACCAAAGACGGTTGCCACGTAAACCAGACTCTGCCCAAAGTACCACAAGACGTTAGACGTGACGTCGTGGGACATAAAAAAGCTGATGTACACGAGCACAATGCCAGCAAGCAGAACTATGCCAGCAGAGCTGTAGTGTATCCAATCCTTGGTATTTCTCTGCATATCTGTACCTGATTAAATCTGGCACAAAGGTACAGATAATATAAGAAATATAAAAATACGGCAGGAAGAACTATTGCCCTCCTGCCGTATCTGATAACTATGAGATATCTCTGTCGAGTAATTCTCTGGCCATCTGCTTAGCCTGCTCTCGCCACTCCTGGAATACCTGGTACTCTGTCTCGTGCTCCTTGTTGCCGTCGCCGTGGTTGCACAGGATGGCTTCTACATCGCCCTGACTGTACTTAGTACGAACCAGACCATTCACGAACTGGCGATAGCTTGCCGACTCAGCTTCAATCTTAGTGGAGCCGTCAATCTCTGTGCCCTCGTAACTGTAGGCTGTCACTGTCTTACTATCGCCATCAGACTCCGACATTGTGGTGTCTGGGTGATAGTTTTCTACTTTCTGCTCACTCAGGAACAGAAGAAAATGCTTGCTGTCATATCTCAAGTATGACATACGGCAAAGATAAAATTTCTTGTGCATCTAGATAAACTTATAAAATTTCTTGCCAAACTTGTTGGTGAGTTCCGCTGCAACGGTGTAGAAGCCCTTTTCCAGCAGTTCCCACTCCTTGCGTGCCTGGTCAACCAGAATATCTGAGCCAGTAAAGAGCCACCACGACTCAGGTTGCCAAACCGGTTCCTCAATCTCATCGCCATGTTCATCGAGTTGTCCTGTCTTCCGGACGTGATCGATGAAACGGAAGCGGATGGCGAGGCGGTCCTTAGGCACCTTCTTGGTGACTATGTGCTTGACGCCCTGGTCGTCAACTTCTTCAACCTGCTCCATCTTGAAGTCGACTCTCGACTTATCTATCTTGTAATCCTCTATGAGGATGAGGAACTTGTCATAGTCCTCAATGTTGTGGCACAGGATATCGCCTGGATGCTTCTTCTGTGCCATGCTCATGCCCTCGAAGGGAACCTCTCCCTTGCGAGCCTTCACAATCTGACCATACTTTTTCATACCGATTTTATTTAATAAGTTTTTTGTATCTGCGTGTTTGGCTAGGCCAAGCCTGGATGCTGCCTTGCGCTGGATCTGTTCTTCGCTAAGTCCACGTTTGCGCAATCTTGCCACCTGGGCACAGAGTGCCTGCTTGGTGCGCTTGCGCAAAAGGGCATGATCGGCAAAGATCTTCTGTCCACAGAAGTCTATGCCGTCACATGTACGATGAATATTCCAACTTTTATTTATGCTCAGCTTCCAGTCTCTAGCCAAGTGCATGACTGCAAGCTCCGCCATAAGGCGTAAGAAGACCTTATCTTCATGCATGATGAAGAAATCGTCCATGAATCTATAATAATGTTTGAGCCCTTCACGGCAAAAATGGTCGAAGCGCTCATTGAGGGATTTTACCCCCCCACATTTAATACTCTTGCCTGCTGCTCCGAGCGGCATGTGAGGAGCATGTCCGTGACGTAGCGAGCCTGCCAATAACCGTGTTTTTCGGGGTCTTGGAGTATGTCGAAACACCGCATGGCGAGATAGTCAAACCTCGCCAGAAACAGTTGCCCCAAAAGTTGTGTAAGCTTGACGCCCAGTACAATGCCATTGGCATAGCTGTCAACTACCTCGTCGATGAAAGCAAGTAGCTTGCGATCCTTGATATACAACCTGTACTCTCTCTTGAGCAGATTATGCTCAACATTTTGGAAATAATGATGTATATCCATGGGCAAGCAATAGAATGTCTCCTTCTGTGGCGAGGTATAGATATCCTGCTTGATAATCTTGTAGAAGAAATGCGTGCCACGACCCTTGGTACCAGCTGGACTGTTGAAAGGAATCTTGGCTCTCAATTTATCTTCACTGGTGTGCATGGCTGCATGCTGAATGACATGATCGCCAACAGGCAACTTATTGACTATGCGATGCTTGGGTTTTTCAACCGGCTTGGCCTCATAGTCTGATGTATGCCATGTCTGATGAACATATGCATTTAGCAGGGCTTGAAGATTTGCTTCAAACTCTGCCTCAAACGCTTTTACTGAGAGACGGGACTTCTTGTGCCTCGAAAAATCAAAAAATGCTTCACGAAAATTTTGCAAAGTCTCAACCGCCTGTGAAATGTTACCTAACCTCTTCACTTGCTTTAAATTTTTATGTATATAAAAAAGGTCGGTGTCTGATAAATGTCGGTGTCTGTGTCTGTTGTCTGCTTTTATGATGTCCTAACTTTCGACCGGATGACCCATTGTCATCATCTACTAGCTATTCTGCTAAAGTGTATATTTTGCCATGAGGCAAGGCCTGACTCCCGAAATCACTGCAGCTAAGCAAACTAACCTGCAGTATCTTATTAAGTTGAGGGCCGCACCGTAGTTCACATTGGAATCCGAGACAGCATTGTTCACGTTGAGCGTCGAAAGACCGCATTGACCACCATTGTTAGCGTTGCCACCGCGAAGACACAGGCGAAAACCGGCGCAGGAATCACAGCCTGGTTTGAAAACCGCCTGCAAAGGTACTGAAAAAAATCGGAATGAAAGAATGTCAAAGAGCGAATTTTCAAAAAAATCGACCGCCCAAGGGCGGTAGGGTTTGCTCGCTACGCTCGCAGGGTGCTCAGGATTGCCCTTGGCTCCTCTTGGGAACCTTGGTCAATCCTGCTCACTCCTGCTCACGTCAGCACACCTCGGAACACTTTAGGCCGCCTCGTAATACACTGGTTCCAATGACCACTCGGATGCTGCTTCGCAGAGGGCCGCACCGCAGTTCACACCGGAACCCGAGACAGCATGGCTCACGTCGAGCGCCGAAAGACCGCATCGACCACCATTGCTAGCGTTGCCACCGCGAAGACACAGGCGAAAATCGGAAGTTGCTTTTGACGTATTCCAGAAATAACTAGTCGAATAGGTTGACTCTGTTGCACCAATCTGCGTACAGAAGTTCTCCAGATGTTCCATCGACCAGGTCTTGATAAATCCTTCACCACCACCTGGTGACTTGCTCAACGCCTTCATGCCTGTAGCATTACCGATAGTCCATGAGCCGTAAATAGACGGAGCGACAAGGTGGGTCATGGTCATGTCACTATTCGCCTGGCAGAACTCATCATCCATCATTCGCCATAGATTGCCGAAGCCGTTTTTTAAACCGAAGAAACATGGTATCTTGGCATTATAGACCGTTGTCCCTGCATCATTTTTTACGGCATAGGTCGCTTCTCCACATGAATCACCAAGTTCAATGCCTGCACTCATTGGTGCAACTGGTCGCCAACCATTGTAGGTTTCCCAGTTCGGCATCTGCGTCAAGCCTGCTCCGAGTCCACCTTGGAAGAGGCCGTTGGCATCCTTGTTGGCATTGACTGCATCCTGATCATAATGTGTACCGAAAATGACACTGAACAGAATTGCAACAATGGATGTATGTCGCATGGTTGTGCAAAGCCAACCCTTGCCATTCTTACGCGCTGCAGCTCTGAACTGCTCTGTAGTCATAGCGGTAGCAGGTCTGCCCAGCAACGTATTGTTTTTGCCATCATAGGTAGCATTGTTGTCGCCTCCACGATAGTTGGCCGCATCATTGATGTAACTAACCAGGCGTCCGGTACTACGCTCAATAGTAGCGAAGCCTGCTGCTGAAAGACTGCCGATTGGTATCTCAAGATTGTATTCACCTGGTATTGGCTTGATGCCAATCTGCTCATAGTGCAATCCGCCAATATCCTTGATGACAACGTAGAATTTACGTCCCCAGCCCCACTGATAGTGACCTTCTGTACCATCCAGCCTTGCCGGTTCACCAGTAGCATACTTGTGGTGGTCCTTGCTGTCGAGCTTTCTTCTGCTGTGGTCATTCTTGACCAGGTATGCGCCAAGTCCGAGGATGTATGGCAACTCCTTCAGCAATTCAAGTGAGCCAATGTATGATGCCGCCTTAGGCGTTGCGTTTGCGGTGTCCCACACTCTTCCGCACCAGGCATGCTGACCAACAGCAAGGTCAGCCTTGAGCGCATCCATACCGATGCTAGTGACATTGCCATTCTGGTCTGTCAGCAGCAGGCTCTGGTTGCTGTTGACGGTTGTGACTTTCGTCACGGAATTGAATTTTTTACCTTCCATATTTATTTATAATATTTTTTTTAGCAAACTGTTCCAATCACTATGATACACATGACCTAATCCGTCACTATAATCAATCGAATCCTTGCCCAAAAACAGATGACTCTCATCATCTGTCCCCTCATTAGAGTATATTCTTAAACCAAATTCTGGATCTATATTCACCCGTTTCCTTCCACCAAATCCAAATAAATCCATTGTCGCAATTCGACTCAGCGTATCACCATCTGACTCAAATTTTACCTTGAATAGGTCTGTCATTTCAGCAATTGAACTTGGTAAATCCCAGTTGTCATCGTTAACTGAAGTTGGTCCACGCATTACAAGGTAACCCTTATCAGCATTCATTTCGATTTCATTCCAGGTTTTTTCATTTCTTGACTTGAAGTTACCTGTTGCCGTAATGTTCTCGAAATTACCACCCTTGCAATCGAGATCACCATCCTTAGCTCTGAAAACGACATTGCCGTCCTTATCCTTCATCTCGATGGAACGGACACCCAGGTTCTCCACCATCTGGTATTGGGCGAGGATGATGTGGGTTATGAGGAGTTCGATAGACTGACCCAGTCGCCAATAATGGTTGTTCAGATCGGCTGCAGATCCCGGATAATTATCTGCAGTCTTGACGTGCGTCTTGATGCAGGAATAGGTATTGCCATTATAGAAGACCGTATCTTTCCACTCTTCACCTTCTCCACCCGCTTCGAATCTGTATCCATTGCTGCAGGTATTCCACAGCTGCGGACCTCGAAGGACGCTGCCCTTCTCACCCTTGACAGCCTTGCGGATAAAATTAATAGTTCTTGTAATTACTGTCATAGACTACTTGACTGATTGAATCGTTAATGCCACGCTGCTGTAACCGGCATGCTCGCAGTCTGCCCTGGTCACAGCAAATGAACTCAGCTGGACAGTAGGCTTGCGTGCCGCTTCGGTGTTGAGGACGACACCGGAACCGGATTTCAGCGTGAAATAGAATTTAGTTTCCACCGCTTCTGACTTGCCTCTGACAATCATGCGAGGTGTATAGGTCACAGTGCCATTACCTGCCTCGTCCTCGCTGATAGACTCATCCGCTGGTGTCGGGTTCGGCTCGATGTCATACGGATCTGACGCATCGATGACAGTCTGGAAGTCGAAACCCAGCATATGATCCTTGTCCATGGCCTTGTCGTTGTACACTTCCACCATGAACTCCCTCGTGCAATCCACATCTGATGCCTTGACGGTGAGTATCTTGGCACTGGCTCCTGCAATCTGTTCCCAACCTGTGATGCTATTGACTGCTTTATACCACTTGTAATATAGTCCTGCTGTCAGAGTTTCGTTGCCCTGCGTGACTTTGGCTTCGAGCTGGCAGCTGTCATTCTTGCTACCCAGAACGAAGTTGTGCGTATCATTAGCCGGAGCCTTAATGGTCACACGATAGGCGACTCCTGTGTAAGGGCCAACGGGGATATCGTAGCTAGCCTGAATTTCATCTGTTGCCTCCTGCTGCCCAGAACGCTCTGTGATGGTACCGACCATCCTGATTGTAATGCCGCTATAATTGGAAACCTTAACCAGGTTGTTGCAGATTTTCAGTCCCCAATATAATTGCGAAGCACTTGGTCTGATAATCTCAAAGAGACCGTCAAACAGTCCTGTAGACTTGCCTGCAGAATTGAATGGAATCTCCGTATCATTGAAGAAGTACTTCATGGAGGTTGGTGTACTGATGCCTTCTGCTGTTCTCGATGAGATGACAACGAAGTACAGCTTCGGCTGCGTCTGCGAGAAATCCGGATAAACGGTCACGGCATCCCCATTTCTCTGGTACTCCTGGTAGATATCTCCGTCAGGCGACTGGATCGACGGAGTAAATGTACCCATCTTGGGTATGAACTTGATAGTTGCTGACTTGCTTGCGCTACTCATTTTCTGCCTCCTCTCTCTGCTCTGTCATGATGAATCTGCTGTCTGTAGCTACAGGCAGCTTGTTGCACACTTTTCCTTCCTGCTCCATGCAGGCGGTCTTGCCATCCATAGCGATAGCGCCTATTCTGGACAGCGTCTCCTCGAACTCGATAGGTTCCCCAAGCTGTAGGATATCCTGACACCAGAGAATGAAATTGCCATCCTGCAGCTCAGTTCTGTCATCGGTCAGCTGAAGCAACTCCACGACCTTGCGATTTGCCTTGATGTATCTTTCCATATATTATATTATAAATGATGATTAGTGAAAAATGAACGGATTGCCATCTGCGTCCACGAAGACCTTGCCGTCGGCATCCATAGCCAGAGCTAAAGGATCGAGGTCTTTAACTTCCAAAGCAAGGATAGCTCCCCTGTTCGGATCCAGCAGATCTGTAGGTACTCTCGGAGACATGCCATGTCCGACAAGGACTGCGTTCTCAAAGTGTATCGAGTTATTCGGTGCCATCCACCAGAGGACCTGCAGTTCTCTGGTCGGGTTCGCAATTTCTCCGACATTGTCAGAGATGGTTGCCGCTGGGTTTACTACCTTCGTGTCGGGCAGAACCTCGTCGACCGTGTCGAGGATATCGTAATCGTAGAATGGTATCCTGCGGACGATATTGACAATTCTGTTCGGTGTAGCATCACTCAGATCTACGCTTGCCGGATTGCCATCTGCCGAGAATTTAGCCCTGCATCTGATGCAGATGCGCTTGCCCATGAGCGAGCGGTCTAGAGTAACCGATGTGCCATCTGCAGAAACTTTGATTTCGAGGTCATCTGCTGTAATGGCAGAGAACTGACCTCTATCACGGAGAATCTCCCAGATGAACAGCCTCTTCTCCTTAGCGCACTCCTCTGATCCGAGGCGCAGAGATGCATTGATGACCTGCTTGTCTGTATCACGAAGCGGATTATAGTATCGGTCACCACTCGAAAGCAGCAGCGTCGGCTTGCAGATGGTCGCATTCTTGCAGTTGATGGAATAGTCCATCATAATTCTGTGAACCTTATTTGTTCGGCTGTCCAGGTACTTCGCCTTGAATCTGAGCAGAATCGGTTTCTGCGGTGCTGCGTTGATATACCAGAGCAATTTTCCAGCATTATCGCCGGACGATGTGATGACATGCTTTTGGGGTGTCGTAACCAGCGCATTGCCCTCTACACCATTTTCTACTCTGTACCAGGCGATATCTGTCAGCTCGCTGTTGACACGTCCGCTCGGGAGTATGCCATCTCGGTCAATGATGCTGATGACCGGCTGCAAGGTGCATGGTGTCAGCCTGTAATCAGGAGAATACTCATCCTGATTAGCATCATAGGTCTGTTCGAGCGGAACGCTGCCTGATATTGTCTTGGATGTGTTCACCTGCAGAGGCGTGTATTTGAAGTCTAATCTTTTGTATTTCATCTTATATGTTATTAAACACATTCCAGAGTGATGGAATCATGGACGACCTCATCGCCCAGACCATCACGAAGTGTAACTGTTGCCGTGAACCTGATTTTGGCCGGAACCCCCTCGCTGTCGACGGAGAGGTCTGACTGGGTCAGGACGATAGCCTTGCCCGCCTTGGAACCGACTTCGAGTGACCAGATGTTGTCACTTGTGACTCTCTGCTCACCAGCCCTGTTCTCTGTGTATCTGGTCCAGGCTACGTCGCTGTCGAGGATATCTGTTGTGATATCCTGTCCGTAGAGCGATGCGACGACTGTCAGCGGAGCTCGGAAGTTGTCGAAATCATAGAGCGTCTCGTCTTCGAGGAAATCGATGGTAAATGCTGGATTGCCCTCTATCATCGCCCAATCGGTATTGTTCCACCTTGGTGCGGTATGGGTACCAGTCTTCTGACATCTCCATTTGCACCCAGTATACCAGACATCGGAAGTCTCGTATTTGCCAGTTTCTGGATTGAGAGCTGAGCAGAAATAGTCTGCCGCCTCTGACCAAGGTCCCCGGTCTACATAATCGACAACCGGTTTGCCGTGGTAGTCAATCTGTATGATGTCCTGGGTGATGATGCCGGCTGCATAGAGATAATCCCTGCCCTTGACGATGGGAAGGTCGAGCGACTTGACGAACTCAGGCATGTCGCCGAAGACCATGCCGTAGTTGTAATTTTCAAGTATCGGCTTTGTGACGCCCGTCAGCTTGACGATGCGCCCCTCGGAACTGGAGATGTAGAAGCAGCTCTGCAGCTTTTCATCGGTCTGGTTGCCATAACGGGCGATATTCATGAGCTCACATGGCGGAAAGTTCTTTCCTGCCGGAACTTCGGCATCAGAATAGAGGGTGACCTCGATGTAATTCTTGACCGCGTTGACGCTGTTGACTCTCATCCAGGACGTGTAGTAGGCTGCCGAGGTGCCAGAATTGGCTGCCGAAGCGATGTTGTTGACCACGCCCTTGATGACGTTGCCCACATGCTGAGCCGTGAAGTATCCACTATACTTGGAGCGGAGGTGTAAGCCATAGCAATCATCGCCCAGATTGTCAACGCTCTCGATGGTGTCGCTTTCGGTGAAGAAAGTGTCGCCCTCCTGCGCTGACAGGCGGTTGACAATCAGTTCCATGACCCGCATGTATGTGCGGACGGTGATGCTCTCAACCTCTGCATTGCCATTGGCATCGACCTGCGCGCCCTTGCCGTTGTACAGCCCGGAGACGAAGTCACCGAACTGTGCACCCGCCTTGAGCTGCGCCATCTGCTCGGAGATGAGTCCACGCAGGAAGGTAATCATGCCCTCGGCTGCATCGTCATGCTTGCGGCTGAGAAAGGCTTCTGATGTTTCGTCAGCACAGAAGTGCAGCAGCGAGAGGAAAGCGTTGCCGATGCGGTTTGCCGTGTTAGCCTGCAGGCGCCGCTCGTCTCTGATGCCCTCGAAAAGGGTCTGAAGTGCACTCTTGTCTAATTTGTATGCCATTTTACTTTTTGTTTGCAAAGATAATATGCCGATGCTTTCGGTAAAAATACGCTCCCTAGAGGTTGCGTGCTGCTCCGATGCCCCTGAAGATTTCGGTTAGGGCTGATGCCATCAGACCATTGTACCGGTCGCCGTAGAAGCTAGCCTCATGCTCGTTGAGCTTCATGACAGATGAGTAGTACTTCTTTGAGAACCAGTCACGGCAGCCTTTAGGTTCGCCACCGGCGATGCGACCGCCCCAGGCTGGGCCTACTTTCTTCGGTTTCTCGAGATTGTTGTCTCGGCGGTATTCATCGCCCAGGAATTTGAGGTCGCCGTTGTTGATGCGGTGGACTTTCTCGCCTCCCTGTGCCTCGGTCCACTTGTACCACTCATGTGCCGGTCCTACTCCTGCAGCTACATAGATACCGTACTGCAGGAAGTTGTGCTCAATGGTTGTCACAGAGCCCTGCTCCAGGTGCGCCTTGATGGAAGCGTAGAGGCGGCCGGTATCGATGGTACGAAGCCGCTCCATGCGCTCTCTCCAGTAGTCGCCCATGGCGTTAGTCCAGCCTCGCTCATATCTGAGGAGATCATCTACTGCTGCGTCTGCCATAGGCTCTCGTCATACTGTATGTCGATAGGTTCGTCTGATGTGACCATGAAGTAGAGTCCTGTGACGCCATTCATGGACCATCTGCCCAGCTCGCTCGAATAGACCTGCGTGAGGTCCAGGAACTCCATCTGCCCGTCGTATGCCTCACGGCTCTTGTCGTATAGCATGCGACTGAGGAACTGTCGGAAGATATATCTGCAGATATTCAGTTTCGCCTCTCGGTCTGCCATGTCATCGCGTCGGTACCCTGCCAGGATCCAGACGGTATAGACGTTGCGGTCAAAGAAGCCCTCTCCGATGGAATGGGTGTTGCTGTCAACGGTATCTGAGACCATGATGAAGTTGGATGCCTTGCGGAACTGCTGCATGACTCCCTGGATGGAATCTGGTCCGGAACACTCTGTTGCGACAAAATTATAATCCCTGCAGGTTCTGCACTCGGCAGCCAGCTGCTTGAAATAGGCGATGGAATCGAAGATTTTCTCTGTCATATGCTGAATATTTAATTGTTTTGCCTATTGCGCTTCTTGAACTCCTCTGCCTCTCGTGCCTTGTTATCAAGCTCTGTGAGGGCAGCCCAGCAGTCGGTATTATAGACTGCCTGCTGCTTGGTCACGTCACCATCGGTGAGTGCCCTGATCTGCGCCTGCATGGCAGGAAGAATGTCCACACGGCGCAGCTCTCCACCCTCTCTTGCCGGTTTGAAGAAGTGCGTGAAGTTGGCGGCGAAATACTCCTTGACGCTGGAGAACCACATGAAGACGCCCAGAAGCTCATAAGGCTCAAAATGGGCGGTTTCATCGGCAGAACCATCTTCGGTTCTGTACATGAGGTGCGCCATCTTCTGCAGGAACTTGTCTTCCTGGTTAAGCATGAACAGCTGGTAGTTCTTCTCGATGTTGAGGTAATCGTAGAAGCTGACATCATGAAGCATGCTGTCAACTGCTGTTAGTAGAACGTCACTAGCTCTCTGCAGAGGCCGAAAATCGGTAAATTTGTCGATGAAATCGAAATTTTTGAGAAGCGACAGAATCTCGGCGCTGCTAATGTATAGGACTTTCCTCTTCGGCATTTCACCGGGAACGGAACAGAGCACGCTGCATTTCCACCCTGTACGGGTATGCTTATGTACTTCAAGACCGCAGAATCTAACCAGGAGGTGGCATTTGGCGACAATCTTGTCCCTATTCGAAGATAAGATGTAGAGGACATAGCGCAACTGTTCCTCTGAAAGCTCCGCCCACGAGGACGGTGCCTTGAAATTGAACTCTTGTGTACCATCTTTATGCGTTGAAAACGAAGGCAGGTTTTGATTTTTCATTGTTGAACTCTTTGAAATGGTTAGCCTTATATGCCGATGAATCCGCATATATTGGGAAGTTATCGAGATGTGCATCGAAGTATCTGAGCAGTCTCGCACGCTCGTTGGAGTATGCCGACAGCATGTCGTTGGCCAACATGATCAGGCTGCGGCTCAGCATGAGGCGCACGCAGCCTTCAAACTCATTGCCCTCTCTCACACCTCTGACCAGACACATGATGTCATCCATCTGTTCGTCTGACACCAGCTTGCGAAGGGTGGCGTCTGCCTCCTGCATGGCTGCCAGCTTGGACATCCAGTCCTTGGAGGTCATGCTGGTCTGTCTCGTGAGATAGCAATAGCCCTCCATGCTCCACACAACCGTCTGTATGCCCTGCTGAGCCTGGAGGGTGCTTCCCCATCCTGACACTACGGTGAGATGAGACATGACTGTGTCTTGAGCCACGATGAGGGCTATGCGGCATTGCTCTATGAGTGCCTCTACTCTGGAGGAACTGGCTGGAGTGACCTCGTTGTTGGCCACAACGCCAAAGCCTGTAGGCGTAAGCACGAGGTCGAGGTGTCTGACTACGCCGAGGAAGGCATCGAGGCACACCGCCTTGATGACTGCTTCACGCAGGTCGTCGCTGGTCTCCAGTGCCGCCTCTCCTACCTCGCCCAGTATCTGCTGGCTGAGCCGCAGATAGGACTCCTTAAAATGCGGTTCCACCGACTCGAACACCTCAGAGTGCGAACTGGTGGCTGCAAGGATGCTCTGCTCGAAATCATCCTTGCTGATTTGAATCTTCATTTTTGCCATTATTGTTTGAAACTATTGATGTCTGTTGGTCCTTATTTTTGTCTAGTGTCGTGAGTTCTATCATCGGCACGTCTACGGTCACTCCTCGGTCGGCATAGCCATTGTAGTGGGAGATGACGTGGTAAGGCTTGCACATGATGTCGTGGCAAGCCTTCTCGAGCGACTGCTTGAGGATGAAGAGCTCTCGCTTGTCTGAGCCGGAATTGTTCATTTGGCTCTTGCCCGGGGTTGCTCCGATGAGGTTTGGATGTACGCCCAGCGAGAAGCAGAGGGCGTTGGATGCCTCGCTCATGTCGTCTGCCCAGTCGCCACCCTCCTTCTTGCTGCCCTCAGAGAGGTTGATGATGCGCACCATGCGCTGCTCCTTGCCGTTGGGGTCGAAGTAGTAGCCCGTGATGAGTGCCTTGCCTGCATTCTCCGGTCCGCACACGAAGTTGATGATGTTGTCCTTCTCCTGCAGGATGCGCTCCTTGCGCTTATCCGGGTCGATGATGTCCTCGTTGTTGCAGAGTTCCTCCCAGTAGTCGCGGTGCACCTCTATCTGGATGCGAGGAGCGGACGTGTTTTTTATCATGTAGCGCTTGCCGATACCGATGAGACGGTAGATGTCGTACCAGGCATCGTCGAAGATGCTGGCATAGTATGGTATCGGATAGTACTGCAGTCCGGGTGTCGGGATGCGTGAGATGATGGCAAACTTGCAGTCCTTGCCCATCTCGGGTGCCTTGCCCGTGATGCCTGTGTATGGGTCGGGTGCCTTGCCCATGCGCGCCATGAGGTCGCCCAGCGGGTCGTAGAAGTCGAGGAGCGGAATGACTTCGGTGTGGACAGGCGACATGACGTTGCGGAAGTCGCCGAAGAAGACATGCTCTATGCGCCCCTTCTCATTTGGTACCTCCAGGCGGCAGTAGGAAACGTCCTTGTGGCGGATGTTTACTATCTTGGAGTGGTCACGGCTCAGGATGATGACCTCTACCGACCAGAAGAAGAATTTCATATCGGTCGCCTGCTGCATGAAAACCTCGTGGATGGAGTTCTTCAGGCAGAAGTCGCGTATCTCGCTGTCGGTAGTGTCCTGCTTGGTCTCCCGGTCCATGAAGCGCACGCCCTGACCGTAGCAGCACTGGACGTTGAAAGCCATAGCTCGCTGCGCCACCATGTTCCGGCGCAGCAACTGCTGCAGGGTGTATGGCATGTCGTTGTCATCGCCATAGTTCACATACTCGAAGAGCTTGCCGTCTGAAGTCTCCAAGATGCCCGTGGTGGCATCGCCCACCTCTCCGGAACCCAGAAAACTGGTATCCTTCCCATACTGCTGCTCGATGGTGGTGGAGTCTGTAACCCTGCTCACTCCCTCTGCTACGAGGGCGTAGCGGCTGTAGGAACCGCTGGTTCCCACTTGCTGAAGCTGATATTTTTTCTGTTTCATGTCATAAATATACTGGTAAGCCCAGGAACTGGTGAATGTAGATGTCCGGAACGGTTCGAACCTCGGCATTTGCCGGATTGACGAGACGATGGAAACCGCCACGCCAACTGCTGCCCTTGACCAGCCATCCTGTATAGTCGACGGTCTTGCCGTCTGATGTCCACGCCTTCAGGTTAATGGTTGAGCGGTCTCTCTCTGCCTTGGCCAGGAGGCGCAGCACCTCTGTGAGGTGGTAAGCTGTGCGTCTCATCAGTTGAAGGTGTTATCAAAGGTGTTGTCGAAGATACGGCCGGCTCGCTGCAGGTCAAGCACGTTGTGCTGGCGCTGGGCGTAGGTGTAACTGAAGGTGAAGCGTGGCACGCTGTCGCGCAGGTTGTCGCGCTTGGACTTTGAGTCAGAGAGGGTGACACGCTTGCCCACCTTGGCTACCCCGCCGATGAAGTTGACCAGATAGACCTCGTCTGAGCGGAAGAGATCATCTGCCCAGTTTGCCATGTCTGTGCCCAGATAGCCAGTATCGGCGTTGAATGTGCGCTGCTCTGTGATGCGGTAGTTTACCCTGATGCCGCCCATGTAGGCTGCATCGCGGGTGTACTGCGGGTCTACTTCGTGCTTGCCTGTGCAGTAGATGAGCTCCTGGCAGCCGAAGCTGTTGGTGAAGAGCAGAGTAGGCGCCACGTCACGCTCCTCGCTGTCTATGATGAAGGTCATGGAGCGTGAGCCTGCCTCTACCACGTAGTAGAGAAGGTCGGTGCCCTCTGCCTCGAATCTTGACGGAGAAACGTCGATGGTGGTGTAGATGTCATTGCCGCCGGTGGCTGGTGCGGTAAACAATTTTGTGGTTTTGTCGGAAAAGTGTGCGGTGACTGTTGCCGTGTCCTTGCCCATGTAGTGGAGATATTCAAGTCGCCCCATGTAGGTGGTCTTGTGTCCCTCCAGCAGGGTGAGAAAGTGGGTGGTGAGGAATGTAGAGCAGTCCACGCCCACGATGTCTACGGTAGAATAGTAGACCTGCAGGTTGGCTGTCTGCGTATCGGTGACTGTTGCCGAGTCGGTGTCTCCGGAGTCCGGAACCTGTTGCTCGGCGATGGTGATGGTGGCTGTGACTGCCAGCCTCCGGCGTGCATACGGACGGAAAATGTCGGCAAGGTCGCTCACTCTGATCTCTCCATCGGCAGGATAGAGATATTCATCGTAGATGATATCATCACCTATATTGATGGTGACGAGCAGGCGGGTCTTGGCCGTAAGAATATCGATGTCGGGGATGTTCTCAAGGAAGAAACTGCCCGACGGAAGTGATGTGATGGTCATATATTATCTTTTTTGATGCAAAGATAATATGGAGAGGATAAAAATAAAAATACGGCTGACTACCCTCACGGGCGGCCAGCCGTATCAAAGCTTTTCAAAACTTTGTAAAATTTTTCGTGCTGCAAAGGTACGAAAAATTATGCATAACACATGGTAGTATAATAAAATATATGAGTTTTTAACTTAAACCAGGCTGTCTGGCCTGACAACTCTCTCCCAGATAGCCCATGCCACGGTACCGTCTGGCTGCGTGGCTACATAGTAGCCATGCGCCTGCAGATACTGGTTGATGGTTTCTATACTGACACCGCCCATGTCATCTAGTTCCGTGGCGATGTCCTGTGTGGTCTTGAAGCTCTTCTTGTAATCAAGACCGGTTTCTTCATCCTTCACAGGGAGGCAGCTGCGGAAGTGGAAGTAAGCGTCGAGCAGGTCCTCCTCAAACTGCTCGCTGATGAAATTATCTGTATTTCTTGGCATAATCGTTAATTTTTAAAGGGTTATACTTAAATTCTGTTATCTGGGTGCTGTCGGTTTAATGCCGTCTCATAGAGGTCTATCCAGTAACCGAGTCTGGAAGCCCAAATGTCGTATTTGATCTGAAGTCTGCAGGTACGTAGTTCCTCTTGCTCCAGTTCTCTGAGGTATCTGCCGGCTATGCGGTGGCAGTCCAGATTGACGCAGTATCGTGACTGGATCTTGGCATACTCCACCAGTTTGTACAGTTCCTTGCGTTTAGTCTCAAGCTCCCAGTAGCGTTTCATGAGCGCATCGCGGATGCGACGGCGGCGGAAATATAGCAAGATAACGTCTCTCTTGACTTTCTTCTTATTCTTTTTCATACCTAATCGTTGTTTATAGATTTCCACTTGGCCAAAGTCATATTGAGTGGCTTAGCCTCTTTAGCTCCAAATCGAAGTGCATAGTAGCGATGATCATGCCATCGGATAACAGTCTGCTTGTGTGGAGCATCCTCGATGAATGCAACAGAACCAATAGTTTTGTTGGCTCTCTGAAATTTGAGTTCCACCTTATGGGCGTTCATTTTTTTGCCTATATTCATGAAGTACTGGCACTTGCTGATGTCCTTGGTAGTCAGCTTTGCTGTGCGTCTTCTACGGTTTCTACTTTTCTTCATCATGCTACCTCCCCTCCAAATATGAAACCACCAATCATGAGCATCGCCATCACAGCTGCGAAACCAACCATGGTGAGCACAACCTCTCCATAGGTAACGGTCTCCCCGCAGATATAGCTGAAGGTCTCGCTCTTGGTCTTGGCGAGCTTCTTGATTTCACACTTGAGGGTATTGATACCCTCCTCTACGCTGATGCCTGTAGGTCTCACCTGCGCATCACTAATTAAAATAGAATTCTGCATAATTGCCATCTTATAACCATTTATAGACCGACCTTGATGTATAAATACAATGGTGGCGGTCACATTCACCGTTGGTTATAAGATGGTAGCTTTCCCAGCGAAGGGCAAGTATCTTACGGATCATGCAACCGCCATATTGAAAAGACCTTTTTCCCGCTGCCGGGAAAATGATACTTTATAGGCATAAAAAAAGCCCACGGCGTGAAGCCTAGGCGAAACAGTCGCCATCGCTGAGTAGATTACTACTATCTTATAACCGATGGCAAAAGTACGAAGAATAATTGGAACCGCCAAAAAAAAAGCGAGAAATTTTCATTCCTCGCTCATTTTTTTTATTTATATACCATATTTCTCTACTATTTCCACCATCTCTTTCTCCTCGATGACTCTGATATTAGCTCCTTTCTCATTGAGTTTTTTTATCTTTTCCATCTTGGAAGGTCCTGCTCCCTCACCTTTAACTACTATATTAGTCTTAGCCGAGATAGAGGAATTGATGTCAGCACCGCAGTCACGAAGTCTAAAAGCCAGCTTCTCTCTATCTGGGAAAGCCGTAAACACTCCAGTGATTACCACCTTCTGGTGGAAGAACGGATTGTCCTTGTTAGCAACATCTTCATCAGCTAATGGCTGTTTGACTTCTCCAGTCAGGCTCTTGTGAGACTTATAGTCAGGCTTCTCATAATGATGATGTGTGACATCAATGCCTGCACCTTTCAGTACAATCTCTGCACAGGCAGTTGCATCTGCTAATGCGTCATGATGGTCGTGCATCTCTATTCCCATCAACTCGCACATCTTCTTCAACGAATTATTACCTGGTAATAATTGCATGGTATCAATAATCTGATATCTTGGCATGTCAATGTTGTAAACTTCAGCTAGTCTAGAAAGTATGTTAGCTTCAGTACCCTCATTATGGCAAGCTATGCAACCACTCTGAGCGAAGCTTCTCAGAACTGGGAAAACAATATCCCACGTAGGTGCATTCTCCACCATCTCTTCTGTTATGCCATGCACGAATGTGTTTCGCTCTGTACGCTCATCAGGATATGGCTTAATTAAGCTATAGAACTTCTGCATGATTACACCATTTACTACTTGTACCATACCAACTGCGCATGCGCTAGTCAGCTCGGGTGTCATTGTCTCAAAGTCAATGGCAACAAAATTTATATTTCCTTTTTCCATAAGTTTGTTGTTTATATCAAGTGCAAAAATAGCAATAATATTTCAGACATTCAACCTCACTGACAAAGTATCTGCAGGGAATATGTTTTAGAGCATAAAATCGGGGTATTGAGGAATGAATTTCTCTGATTTTCTCTGTTTTTCAATAAAATTCCACGGATATTCAATAAAATTCCATGGATATTCAATAAAATTCCGTATATTTGCATCGGATTAACTAAATAATATATATTAAGGTATGGAAAGAAAAGAGTATATGAACTTGGAGAAGCGCGTAACACTTCTCCAAATGACGGTAAATATTCTCATTGCTATCTCTATTATTCATGGAATAGTGTTGATATTGCTGCAATCGCCCCATTTAAGTGTTCTGCTATCCACCCTATTAAAGCAATTAAAATAGAGACGATAACACTAATCTTAGCCCATTTAAAGCTTTGCTTTTGCAATATCAGGTTCTCATCCTCTTTAGATTTCTTCTGACGGTATGGGTATCCTTCAATGCTCTCCAGCATCATTCTGTCGTAAGTCTGCATATACTTCACACCCTTGTCTAGTATATGCCACATGCCCTCAGACTCCTCGATGTAGCCCTCGTTGGCCAATGGTGGAAGGAGGAACCTCAAGTCAACATCATCAAGCTGGTTGTCAACCAGCGAGCCCCAGAGCTGTGCACGTGATTTGTCGCCCTTGATGAGCTCACGGAGAATCAGGCGAGCCTGCCTGCAGGTCTCACTATCTTGTAATAATATCATTTATCAATATCAAATATATGTGAATAATAAGAAGTCCCCGGCACGGCTCTGTGTCGGGGACGATGTGTTAAATAAAGATAGCCTAAATAGCAAGGCTAAGCGAGCCAAATTTCTGAGCCATATCCTGCAAGGCACCTCTGAGAGTAACAAGCTCATCAGGAGTGAACTGCGATGCCTTTCCGTTGACTATGTTTCCGTTCATCTTATGTGCCAGCCAAGAGCGAGATTTGCCAAAGTAAGCCTTTGCGATGTAAGCCATGGAAACCATATTCGTAATCTCACCAAACTTCTCTGCCATGGTCAGTTCCTTGACCTTCTGCTCTGTGGTCTTAGCCATGTAGCCCACTGCCACGGCAAAAGCCTTAGGGTCTGACTCCTTGAGTGCATCCATCTGACGGCGAACCTCCGCCTTATCCTCTGCGGTCTTGGCAGCTCTGTTTTGTGCAGCCAAAGCCTTCACCTTATCAATCATCTCTGTATATTCCATAATCTTATATTTTTTAAGTTTAAAGGAATGAGTGCCCCCGAAGGGGCTTTCTCATTTCTTTTTGTTTTTAATTTTGTTTTCCAACTCTGCGATTTCTTTTTCTGCTACCCTCTTGAAGGTATCGGGGAACTCTTGCCAATACTCTAGGTAGAAAAGCAAATCGTCTTCATTTTCCTTGAGTTCCTTAGATTTTCGTCTTGCCATATACTATCTTTATTAACACGATGCAAAGGTACTAAACTTTTGTTGAATAACCAAATATTTTCGTGATTATTTTCAACATTTGTGTATTATTTAACATTTGGCTACGAAAAAGCCCCCGATGCGTCACGCACGGAGGGCTCAGAGATCTTTACTAAAATTCCTACATATTTATATGAAAACACAGCCTATGTCAGAACACGGCTGCCTGTAAATCATCCTTTAAATGTCCCCGGCACGGCTCTGTGTCGGGGACGGTTGTGTGAATAGATAACCCTATGCTAACTGCAAAGAGCTAATGCGTTGTCCAATCTCCTGGACGGCACGATTGAAAATATCTTTCTGCTCGGAATTGAGCGTGTAAACATGACCGCGAACCTTAGAGCCATTGAGACGCTGAGAGAGCCATGCTGCGCTTTTACCGAAGTAATTCTGAGCGATGTACCGAAGTGGCAACAACTTGTAATCATCCTCTGCAAGTTGCTCACGCAAAGCTAGAACTTCACTCTGAAGTTGCTCCATCTTTTGGTTGATGAAAACCTTTGCCTCCTCTTTGTCACTATCATCAGCATTTAATTTGATGTAGTTTAAAATTTCTGTTTTTCGAGCTTCGCTCTTTTCGTCTTCCTTGCCTGCAAGAGAAGCGTATTCCTTAAGTAAATCCGTATTATTATTCATATCTTTTATTTTTTAAATCCCCTCCCGAAGGAGGGGTAAGTTTTTACTTCTTTTTTCTTTTCTTAATCAGAACTGAAAGCTGGTCTAAAACGCTGTCTGTAAACTTCCAATAAGTTTCATCATCAATGTTGTAAGCCTTTCTCAGCCTGATGTAATCACTTAGCAGTTTCTTCTTAATTCTAATCTGCTTTTCTAGCTCTTCTTCATTCATCTGTTGAATTTTAAATTGTTAAACATCTAGTTATCTATTCACGATGCAAAGATACATAAAATTCTTTTAATAACCAAATAAAACATAAACTTTCTTTTATGATTAACTCATTTTTAACATTTCACCCCCATCAAACACGGTTTTTACCTCTTTTTCTCATCATTCTTGAATGATGTCAAACAATGTTATCACCGCTTTTACCCCGAAATGCAATGTAGGGGTTCGCTCGAAAACGGCTCGTTTCTTGTGGCAATTTCATGGAAATTGGCATAAGTAGCCGTTTTCGAGCGGGCAATCAATGGCAATTGATTGCAAAATTTGGGCATTTTGCACAAATTTTCCACGGTCATTTTTGCCAACTTGCTGAAAATCATGGATTTTTGAAAAGTTGGAGCAAAAAAGGGCGTGCCTTGCCGTAAGGATACTCCCCACCGCCCTACGCTCGGAGGCAATTGCCACGGCTGACTGGAGCGGTATATGTAAGGGATTTTTCATGTGGCAATTGCTCCGTTGCCCGACTGCCGTGCCGAATTGCCATCGCTCTCGCTATCTCTATCCCCTTCCCTTCATCCGCGGTTATCAGCAAGTTTGCAAGAAAGAGAAAGGGCAACGTGTTCCTATCACGTTGCCCATGGTGCCTATAGTCTGCCCTTGTCGTGATAGCTGTAGAATGCTCCATCTGTTACTATCACATGGTCCATGAAGAAGATGCGCATGACTTGACAAGCCTTGGCTATCTGCTGGGTCAGCACATCGTCCGCCTTGCTTGGCTGCGTGTTGCCCGATGGGTGATTGTGCACAAATGCCATGATGGTTGCACCGCTCAAGACTGCCTCCCTCATGAGGATACGAATATCCACTGAAGTCTCTGTTATCCCTCCTTCGCTCAGTTTCACGCTCTTGATGAGTCTGAAATTTTGGTTCATAAAGACGGCGTGTGCCTGCTCTACCTTTAGGTCTGCCATTTGCGGAAGCATGTAGTTGTATATGGCTAGACTGCTGCCCATGTCGGGCTTGCTGCCTAACTTCTCCACTGCCCTGCGCTTGCCTAGTTCCAAAGCTGCGAGTACTGCCAACGCCTTGCAGTCGCCTATTCCCTGCACCACCTGCATTTCGTCCATGGATAACTTTGCAAGGTTACTGAGGTTATTGTCTGCCATGTTCATCAGTTGCCTAGCCTGGCTTAGGCTTTCGGCTGTTCCTGCCCCTCTGTTGATTACCATGGATAACAATTCGGTGTTACTGAGTGCATCGAATCCGTAATTAGCTGCCTTGAACTCTGGGCGCTCGTCTGCTAGTATATCATTGAACTTCTTCATGTTACGCTACTTTATTATAGTTGTTGTTTGATTTCTTATTGATATTAACACCTTGTGGAAAACATCTCTTTGAGTGTGCCACCGCCTCATAAAAGCCTTCTGCCATCTCCTGAAGCACGCCTCTGTTGCTTATCGGGTCGTGGTGAATTGTGCGAGCCAAAAAGATTTCTCTCTCCACATAAGCACCTGCCGCCTCCAACTTTCTTCTGAAGTCCTCGATGGTCTTGCCGCTAGTCAGCAGGTCGTCGAATAGAATGACCTGCTTGCCTTTGAAGTACTCGCCATCAACGGAAACGTGATAAATGTCTTCGTTAACTACGTGGCTGCCTCCGTTGTGGGTTGGCTTGCGCTCTCCAAAGATGTGAACGTGCTCGTTTGCGGTCATGATGCCTGCTGCATTGAGGATGGCTGCGAGATAGCCGAATCGCTTGTTATATTTCCATTGGGTGCTGCATGGAGCAAAGACTACAACGAAGTCCTCTAAGATACTGCTATACTGCTTTGTAAGATAGCGAACTAGCCACTCAGCGCAGAGGTGTGCCGCCTTCTTTTCGCCTGCCTTGAAGTCGTAGACGAAGCGGTTGTTTGCCATCTGCTGTGCCTTGTCAACGCAAAGGTTGATGTAAGCGTTTGGAACGTACTCTAAGAAATAATTCTGTCTCATATCGAAAAATTTTATAAAGTTTGAAATTGTATTCTGGTAATGTTTGGGAGTCCAGAGATTTTTTCCCACTCCTGCTGTGGAGTATTTTTTTTAATTGCATTCCGTTCAAAGCCCGGTGTGCCCTTTCGATTTTTCCTATGCTTAAACAAAGCGCTGGCAGAGGCAAACAGGTGTGGGGTTCTGTGTTAACAAAAGGTAAAGGTTTAGTGAAGCGTGAAGAACCTTTGGCTTTTGTTAACCCAGGTTCATGCACAGGTTTGAATCGCCAGAAGCTACCTTTGCATAGGAAATTTCGGATGGGAACACATGACGGGCGGCGGAGAATGCAATAAAAAAAGTACGGAACAGCATCAAACAACCATCGGAGATACCGCTTTCTCACACACCCAGAAAGAAAAAAAGGCTGCCTACTCTCACGAGCAAGCAGCCAAGGAATCATAGCATAAAAAAAACTTAAAGCAATAAATAAAAAAAAGAACGAAATATTCTATCGTGGGTAATAGTTGCTCATGCCACCCGTGTACAGGACGGTCTGAGGGAACTTGTCAACGCCAATGCAGACGGTATCGAAGGCATCGGAGAAGTCGGTGCGGTTCTCCAGCCTGTCCTCGTCTGTCTCTACGAGCTTCTCACCTCGCTTATCCTTGCCGTTGTTGTAACAGCCGGCACTCTCGATTGAGATGATCAGGTCCTCGTTATTGTCCTGGTTGATGAGAACCATGTGGCGCGCATGTCCCTTGAACATGCGGTCGATGAGCAACTGCTTCTCAAGATGGTTCATCGGCTTGCCGATGTAGACCTCCGTAACGAGCCATCCATTGCGTCGGAGCACCTTGGTGATAATCTGGTAGAACTTATCGTTGTGGGTTGCATAGGAGTTTCCAACGAAAGTCGCATCGTAGTAGAAGATGACCCGCTTGTTTTTGAGATACTTATAGTAGTCGCAGAAGTCCTGAGCGAGCTCAGGCAACTTCTTGTCATACTTCACATAGAATGAGTTGACGATGCGCAACTTGGTATCGGAACCCACCTGCCCGACAACGAGACAGTTGATGTTATTGTTGGCATCGGAACCGATGATCAGCGGTAAACCGTCCTCCAGGTCGCCATCCATGCGGCAGTCTGGCTTGTCGTGCTTAGGGTCGAACTTATACTGCAGGTCATTGAGGAACCTGGTGTTCGGTGCCGTATAAAAGTTGCGATCCTCGTCAAGCCCGGAGTAGAAACCATCCTGTGCGATGCCGACATGCTGGCACATGATGCTCGTTAAAAAGGTCATCTTGGGCAGGTCTCGCTTCATCTGTCTGATGAAGTCCTCGCCCAGAACTGCGAGGTTCTGAATGCTCGAGCACCTGGAATACACCAGGGCATAGGAGCGGAGGGAGTGCAGAACCTTCTCGTATTTCTGCACCTGCGACATGTAGTAATCGTACCGTTCTGGGTGAGCAGCCAGCTTGTTTCGGATGCTATGCAGATGCACCAATACCGTCTCAAGAGTAGCAATCAGCTCCTTATCCATCTTCTTCTCCCACGACATGAACCAGGAACCTTTCTTTGTTGCTGAAGTATCTGAAGTAATGGTCAGACCATGGTGGAGGCAGCAGTCACCGAACAGCTGCTTGTTGCCTCGATTGGCAGGGAGCGTCTCATTGTTAAGCTGCTCCCAGTCGATAAACTTCGCCTCGTCGATAAAAACATGGTCGAGTGAGAGGGAGTTGGAGGTACCGCTGCGGTCCTGAGAGATGATGTTGAGGTAGCTGCCATTATAAAAGGCTACAGTATTTTCCCAGTTCATGGGCTGGAAATGTGGTTCCTGCCAATGCAGCGCCTTCCATGGTTTCTTGCCCACTATGTAGTGGACATCTCTCTTGTATCCCCACTCCTCGAGGTGTACCAGCGCAGAAGGAAGGATGTTGGTCTGGCATCGCTTGACCGATGGCGCTACCATGCCCAGGCATGAACCTGGCATGTGCTGAACAGCATAGAGGATGCGGCCAGCTTCGACCACACCCTTTCCTGTTCCACGGCCCCATTCGCAGACCAGCGTCTTAGGCATGAGCTGCAGGACGCGCGACTGCACGTCGTTGAAAAATAACTCCTTAGGTCTTGCTGTCATCATCTGGCGGAAGTTCTTCGAAGTCAGCATCCTCGATGTCCGGCATCGAGTAGCGCTTCTCCATTTTTTTGATTTTTGCACGAAGATTTGGAATCTTCTGCAAACCGATGACTGTCGGATCATCTGTCATGCGGAACTCAACAGGAACAATCTTGTCGAATGCCAACTCTGGCTCATCAGGCGTGTCTGTTCGGTTGTTCTTGATGCGGTTTTTCTGCATCACGGCAAGCGCCCGGAAGTCGCCGGCAGCCTTGGCAGCCTTGCGGTCCTCGTCTATCTCCTGGTTGACCTTCCATCTCCAGAACTCCTTTGAGGCGGCGTTGAGATTGCCGAGCATGACCTGGCAGAGATGGATATCATCGTATGCCTGTGTCTCGCTTACGCCGAACATGGCCTTATCCTGATCAACCATCTCCCGGACGGTATATCGAGGGTATCGAAGCCAGAACGCATAGCACCCTCGAAGTCTCTCCACTCTCGCTCTGACGATAGCGGAGAGATGAAAATCTAGAAGTTCATCCTCATTGAGAGGCATGTACTTCATGTAATCATCAACATTAACAGGCAGGCTCATATCATGAGATTTTAGCAATAATCTGCGAGAGTTGTGACATGACAGCCTGATAAGCACCAGGAGAACCTACATTTGCCAATGCAATATTGTTGGTTCTCAACTCATTAGCGGTCTCCGCTAAACCTCTGAGATAGCGTCTGCGATATGGCGACCTAGGTTCCTGCAGCTCCAGTTGCATAGCCATAGACTCATCAGGAGGAAGGTCCATCAGGATGGGAATCTCCTCAACAGGCGTCATGGTCTTGGCAAGATCATAGACAGTCTGCAGATATAAATCACTCTCTTCGAGGAATGGAAATTGTTGTCTTATCATCTAACAGATTATTGAGCATATTATGAATATCGAGATAGACGTCTCTATCGAGAGAAATGAAGGTGCATTCAGCGCGATCACCATACGTCTGGTTCTGCGATGTTATCACGGAGACTAACCACTCAGCGTTACTGACCAACATAATTTTGGAGTGATTGAGCGTAAGCCGAACATCATCAAAAGCCTCTGTCATTAAGCGTTTTAGCTTTAAAGTTTTACTTGAAGCTTTAATGTCAGCCACTAACGTTGAATGGTTAATTAACCCTCGCTTGCGAAGGTTAATGACTCCGCACAAGAAGGCATCGGATGTAGAGAAGGTCGTGACGGCAACATCTGCCGGTCCTGTCTGCTCCAGAATCCAACCTAACAATCCAAGGGTGTGAAGCCCTTGACCCAGGAAGACCTGCGAGCTACTCTGCTGAAGCGGCTTCAGGACTTGCTGTATCTGCTTCGCCCTCATCTGTAACCTCCTCTTCTGCACTCTCTGGCTGCTCCTCGCCATCGGCTGAAGCCTGCTGCTCAACGGTTATGCCAGCCTGCTGAAGCTTTGCGATGGTATCTGCGGTGATTTCAGCCTTTGCTGTAATCAAGAGCTGCACACGCTCATTGACCTTAGCCCGCAAGGCATCAGCCTTGTCTGTGTTGCCAGCCTCCACGAATCCAATGAGTTGGTTAAGGTTCTTGGTGATGTAGGAGCGAGCATTGCCTATCTGCTTTGAGGTGATGTCAGCTACTGGCTGCTCATCCGCTTGCTTCTCCTCGGCATCACCCGGCTTGGCATGGTCGTAGACGTCCATGGACTGCTTGTATGCATAGTATTCCTCCTTGAGTGTAAGGAGCATGCGCTTGAAGTCTTCGTCGGCAGCATGCAAGCCCTCGTATCTGTCACATGACATGTCGTAAGCTTTGCAAGCCTCAAAGTGTTCCTTGATTTTCTTCCACAGAGCGCAGTTGTTTTCCCAAATAGCCTGGATGTTATCTGGCAACTGGTCATGGTCTGCTCGTTTGCCCTTGGCTACGATGGCTGAAGGCACGATGGAATCGAGGTTTTCTGACTCCACGACCGGAAGATGATGTGCTAGCTGCTTTGCAATCTTGTCTGCTTCTGAGGTCTTGTCAACCGCAGTCTGAAGAACTGGCGTGACTGCCTTGTCATAGTTGCGGACATCATCGATGGTCATGCCTTCGATGCGATAGTTGAGATGCTTCTGCAGCTCATATTTGAGCAACTCGAGTTTGCCCTGAGGGTCAAAGTTGATGAGTTGATAGAGGTGGCGGTTATTATTCATCTGAAGGAGGAGCAGCGCTCCCTCCCTGATGTTGGCATCGGTATGCTCGCAGTCAAACCACTTCTTCAACTTCTCTGTGAATTTCGGATCATTCATAAAAAAAGAAAATTAAAATGGCGAGGCGAGCTCATGTAAGCATCGCCCCGCCACTGATAGTAGTTATGTAGGAAAATCGAATCCCATTGTTAATGGACGTCTGTACTAGCAGCGACCTCCACCGGCTTGCAATCCTTACCAGAGATGGTACCTTCAGCAGTTGTGAGGGTACCGAAGTAGAATGGAGGCATGGTCTCGCAGTTGACAGAGATTTCCAGCGTGGTATTAGTCTCGTCTGCAATGCCTGCACCAGAAGACTGAGAAGGTGTCACGTCGACCTCGAAGGTCTCGTCACCGAACTGACGAAGCTTGCCGTTGCGCTCAGGAATCATGAAGATACCATCTTCATTGAGAAGCAGAGAAGCGAGTGCAGACGCTTCCTCCTCTGTACCTGGGAGGACGGCTGTTGCCTTGAGGTTCATGGTCTTGCAGCCATGCTCACCCTGCGCCTCTGGCGAGAAGGAACTCTTGTCTGTGATGAAGGCAATCTTAATCCAGTTCTTGTCTGCCTGAATGGTGTGGCTATCCTTGATGACGAGATAATCCTTGAGTGATGCTGCAGTCTCCTTCTGTGGCTCTGCAAACTTGGTGATGTACCGACGTGGAATGAAGAAGCCGTAGGCTCTGGTACCCGGCAGTCGCTTCTCTCCAGGACACTTCAACACATCCTCATAAAGGTCTGTGGTTGAAGCACATGTTTTCTTTGTTGCCATATATCAATATATAATATAATGTATAACCATGGACAGCTATCCCCTACTCTGAAGGGATAGTGTCGTAACCGAAGAGGATGCGCTCCTTGGAAATCGTCTCAAACTGAGTACCGAAGTACATGGTTGCCACGAAGTCAACCAGGAAGTGAGAGTCAAGAGAACTCTCTACACCAAAGTTTGCCTTGTCGCCATCGGTGGCCAAACCGATGAGCATGTTGCTGCCAGGAGTGATGATCTTGTAGCCCTTAGGCACGTTATCAAGACCTACGAGGGTGCAGTTGCTGGCACCATCCATCTTGTTGTGGTTGAACTCATTGTTCCAGTTGACTGTTCCGTATTTATCTCGATAACAACGGCGGTAGAGCGTGAGTTCATGGCTGTTCATGAACATGTATGTATTGATGCCCTGCAGTTTAGCATCGGCAGCATCATAGAATGCTTCGACAGCATCGACAGCGTTGACACCAGTCATCGCGGTTGTATTGAAGAGGTTGCCCTTTTCGACAGAAATCGCCTTGGCCTTGATGTCTGCATCGGAGATAGTCTTGAAGCCATCAGCGAGGTCTGCGGTACCAGAGCCAGCTGGGTTACGCTTCATGGTGAAGAGGTTCTTGAAGAGTGCTTCACCTATCTTGCCTGCCAGGAACATGCCAATCAGTTTGGTGATAGGCTGGTTTTTGAGCGCATCACTCTGGAAAACATTGGAGCCCCAGATAGACTCACGAACAGCATTTGGTTCAAAAGGCTTGACGCATGAACCAAGGAATGTCTCCAAGGTACGGCCTGTGATGGTAACGCCATTCTCATCCTTGCGAGTAAGAGAGTATGGCCCGAGCTCCATGTCGCCTGCGAGCTCTCCGACAGTCTCCTTGCCACGAACGCCCACGCGTCGGCTCATGAATTTTGCAGCCTCGTCAAGAGCGCGTACCGGCATCTGAATGATGTCCTTGCGGTACTTAGCGAAGCTGGTCTTCAGAGAATCAGGAGTAATTTGAATTGTATTTTCTAAAGCTGCCATTTTAATTAATCTGCTTCAAAGCTTTGAAAATTTCACCAGCGTCAACGTTGTCAACCTCCGGTGTGACGTCCTCATGAGTATCAGAACCCGGTGCGCCCTTGAGATCCTTGATCTCCTTATCCTTGTCCTGGATATCCTTGTCCTTCTGCTCAACCTTAGCCTTCAGGTCCTTGACCTCCTTGCTGGCTTTGTCGAGCTCAGCAGACTTGTCATCCAAGTCCTTCTGTTTCTGGGCAAGAGCATCCTCGATTTTCTGCATTTCTGCATCGGTGAGAGTAATTTTCTCATCGCTTACCTCAAAATCCTCCTTGCGATTGAGGAGGGTCTGAAGATTGAGGAATTTTTTCTTCATGTTAGAAATCTGTGTATTATTCTTGAACATATCTCTGAGTGAGGCGGCAACCTTCTCGAGAAATGTTTTGGATGGCTCATCAGCGGTCGCTCCAGGCATTGGCGGCAAACCCATGTTGGAGCAGAAAGCGTTGGTGAAGCGCTTGGAGAGATTGGTCTGACGCTTCTTGTCTTCGTCATCAAGGTCTCTGACCTCATCTACGAGACCCAACTCTAAAGCTTGCTCCGGACTCAACCAATTCTCCTTGCCCATCTGCTTCAGCATCTCGTCGCTTGACTTGCCCGATCGCTTGGCATAGACGGAAGCGATGACCTTGTCAATGGTGTCGAGGTCGTTGCGCTGCTTCTGCCAGAGTTTGATGATTTCGTCAAGCTTCTCCTTGTTGGCAGACTCCCAGACCGTGACTCCTGTGGAGGCATTGTGAATGAGCATGGTGCTGCCGACTGACATGTCAACATGTTTGGCGCCCATGCACAAGACTGTAGCGATGGAAGCGGTCATACCCATAATGTGGACGTTGACATGTCCATGATCCTTGATAAGTTGATAGATGGTCAAGCCCTCATCAACATAACCACCCGGCGAGGAGACGGCAATGTCCACCTCCTCGTCAGGGTGAGCGTCAAGGTAGGCCTTGACATCCTTGGAACGTGTACCGTAGGTGCCCGACCACCAGTCGTAGCCAGCGCCGATGGTACCGCATATCATCATTCCGTATTTCATGCGCTTATCTTTTTTGATGCAAAGATAATATGGCAATTGCCAACGGAAAAATACGTAAATCAGGCTAACAACGGTGCTTTTCTGGTGCTCCCCCACTGAACCGTGTATTCGATCATGGCAGAAGTACCAAGGGAATCAGGGTGGACATCAGACATATTTATAATAGGATATGGACGCTCCTTGTTGCCGATGAGATAGCGCTTACCCTCGATGGTGGTGACCAGATAGGCATAATTGCCGCTCATGTCCAGGTCTTCGTGGCATGTACGGAAGGTGAGTTTATGGGTGTAGAAACGCAAACCATCCTCTATTTTGTCGGTTATTTCGAGTTTGGCAGGCTTCTGACACTTAACGACTGGCCAATCATAGCTCTCGGGAATGTCAAAAGTGTGATTGCCTAGCAGTGTATCGAAAGGCAACTTGCTGACAGGTATGCACTGCACGTTGCAGATATAACTAAGTCTTTTCATAAGCTGTTAAAATTTCGCGTCTGTTCGCATCTGTTCGCACCTGTTCGGTGTTGAACAGATACAGGGCTAGAGTAGATGAGATTTTTTTAAGAAAAATCGTCTTTTTTGCATCTTTTAAGATTAAAAAGATTGATGCCTTTCTCCTGATATGCCTTGCGCATACGATACCATTTCATTCGGATTGTTTCTGCATACTCAATATCAATACCCTGCTGCTCACACCAGGATCTAAATGCAGACATCTTTTTGCACGACATGTCATTGAGGTCTCCGAGGTCACTCCACATGTTGATGCGGAAGAGATCGTTGATGCTCTCGGTGAGTGCCTGCTTGGCATGACCATTAAGAAAGTTGTATGTCTCTGGGCTTTTAGACTTGGAGTAAGGTATGCTAATTGCAACATCACGCTCTCCAGGTTGCTCAGGTAGGTTATTGACCGGGCGCTTCGCGAGGAACCGGCGCAGAACAGCATTCTCGTTGCTGCAGGACGGGAATTCCACGGGATCGCCGAAAGAATGGGTGAGCCACTGCTTCAAGTATGGCTCGACCTTTACATAAACTACGAATTTACTCATATTCTGATTTGTATAAACACCGCAAAGTTAGGAAAAATAATCGAATAAACCCTATGTTTCTAGGAAAAATCATCTACTTTTCGCTAAAAATCCTTGTTTTCAGGGAAAAAGTTGCAATTAAAAATCAAGGAACCCATTTTTGGGCAATTCATTTGTGGCAATTGTGGCAAAAATGTTAAGTGCTTGATTATTAATATTATAAGTCTTTTCTTATTGACACAAATATATAATAGAATTGCCACATTGCCACAACCTTTGCCACACACCTCTTCTCGTTGCCACAAATTGCCACAATATTGCCACAAGCACACAACTTCTTAACTCTCTGATAATCAGCGATGCACTAATTGCCACAAATGCCACATTGTTTTTAAGTCGCGTGTGAGTTGTCGGAAAAATCACGGAACACCAACAAAAAAGCCCCCAGAGGAATCTCTTCCCCTGGAGGCTACGATATGATCTAAACAAAAAACTTATTTCCACTATAGTGGCGAAGGTTCCAGACCTAGAGCCTTCTGCTCAGCATCTGTCATGACATAGGTATCCTTAGTCTGTTTCTGCTCACCATCTACCTCTGTGTCAAGATCTATGCCATATCTGTTTGCCACCATGGTATAGTCAAAACAGAGAGGCCTGTCCTTATAATATATCTTCTGACGGCCAGTGATAGTACCATTGGCATCTGTCTTCTCTACAGTCTCCGGCAAACCGCTCGGAGTGAACTTGATAAATCGCTCAGGTTTTTTTGTTGACCCGTAGAAGTCTGCCCCTATTTGCAGGTAGTGAAGGAGTGACTCCTTCGGCAGAAGGTTCTCGTCCATTTGCCTGCCTAACTTGCGATAGACTGCCATGGTGATGTCCTTGCGAATCATGAGGATGCTCTTCGGCATCGCCCAGTTGTCAATCTTGACTTTATTGGTGGTCAATGCGCCAACTGTCTTAATCTTGAAGTCCTGGTCCTTCTTCAGCTCACCCATCTGTACTGCAGCATTGATGATATTCCAAAAGCCAGCGACCTCGTCGGTGGTGTTGCACATGCTGTTCTGCGTCTTGACTCCCTTAACAACTACTCCCAAAAGGTCACTGTAGCTGAAAGGAAAGTCGATGTAATCTCTGATGGCGAGATATGCAGCCAACGGCACCTTCCAGTTCGTCATTATACGGTCTAGGATGCTTTCACCCTCCAACCGCTCCTCCAGGTCATCAGATGCTTGCTTCCAGGCATTACCGAAGCAGCCCTGGAACTGGTCACGATGCTTCAGTAGCTGAAGGGTGATGTGTGTAGCACCAATCTGGCGCATACGCTCCAGTTCCTCGAAGTTCTGTTTCTCCTCACGTGTATGCTCACCCTTGTCGAAGGTGAGATAGATGAGTCGGCTGAAGAGGGCGATATCTGCAGTAGGCATCTCCTGGCCAGTGAGGATGATGCCAGAGTCTACCTTGGCCTGCACGAGCTTTTTATCCTTGTCCATGTTCATCTTTGTGCGACCTATACCGTTCCACAAGTCCTTGAGCCACTCCACCTTATTCTGTGTGATGGAGTTTTTGTACTCGTCGATGTGTACCAGGGCATCGCTAACTCCTCCGACATAGTCAGAGAGTGCTGGCATTGACGCATTTGTGATTGAGAGCGGCTCATATTTGGTTTCGTATTTGTAGAAGAAGTTCATGAGGGTGGCAGCAAATTCTGTCTTACCGCATCCCTTCGGGCCAAAGGCATTGAGGAGCGGGAAGGAACGACTCTTGCCGATGACTATGTCACGGAAGAGAGTCGCGATGTAGAAGCACAGACCCACCTTGGCGTTATCGCCAAAGACCTGTACGACCTTGGCAAAGAAGTCTGCCTGACTTGTCGGATTGTCAACCATCTTCTCATGCCGAAACTTCTTCTCACTGACATATAACTCCCGGCTGTCCTTATTGAGCTTGCTCATGGCCGGAAGATAGTACTTGCCAGCCTGCAATCTGAGTATGCCCATATCATCTATTGGAATCCAGATACCATCTTCGCTCGCTCCGTTACAGAATGCATAGAATCCTTCACGCTGCCAACCTAGCTGCTTGATAGGGTCTGCTGTCTCGGTCACTCTACCGAGATAGCCTAGAAGCTTGATAAGCTGCTCATCTCTGGCCATCCAGATATAATCTCCTATACCAAACAGTCGCTTGCGAAGCGAACTGCTCGATGTGATCTCATCCATATTGAGTTCGATGAGTCTTGATGGTTCCTCTCCGTTATTCTTGATTTCGAAGAGGCGAACCGGGTTGAAATCATCACGAATATGGAAGAGAGGCTTCATTTTGAAGTTGGACCATTGAATTTCGTCTCCTTCCTTGTTGGTACCCCAATAGCTATTATCATGTTCGGTGAATCCGAATTCACGGAGCATCTTGATGTCTCCCTTGCGCTCACGCTCCTGCTTCTCGCTCAGTTCTGCCTCCTTGGCTCTCTTGAGTGTATCCTTCCACTCTCGAGAGTGTTTGTAGGTAGAGATAAGACTAGTCAGATAGCTGCTTCTCAGGTCTTCATCCTTGATTAACATGAGCAGTCCACAGATATCTGCAATTGCTTGCAATCTATCCTCTGTCGTAAACTCATCGATATCTTCTGCTGTTGGCCAGTATCTGCGGCGGCAGTACCAGAAGATGAACTCCTCCTCTCGCATCTGTGAGAAGTGTCCCTTGTCAATAATCCAGGAGTCCGGATCCTCCTTCTTGGGAGCCGGATAATCAGTCGGAATTTCCCGGACATTTACCGTAAATCCGACCTGTAAAGCAGATCGACCATTGGCAAACACATTAGCTGTCCCTGCCGGAAATTCATTACCTGGTTTAAGTTCGTCAGCATCGGGGATGAATGTCACCCTCTTGCTGATGCGGTAGAGTTGTTTCAGCTGGTTTTCGGTCCATGAACCGCCGAGTGATGCCACTGTATTGAGAATGCCGATAGACTGAAGCTTGAGCACATCTGGAGCACCCTCGACGAGATAGAACTTATCACGCAGACGTGCCTCCTTCTGTGCGAAATTGATACCAAAAACCGAAGTGTCCTTGTGATAGACGAGACTGTTCTTCAGGTTGAGGTACTTGCAGATATCCTTATTATCGGACATGGTTCTTGCTGTGAAACCTATGACTCTGCTCATCTTGTCATAGATAGGTATGGTGTAGCGGTCTCGGAGCATGGCGAACTGGCCGCGCTCACCATTACCTATGAGGCCAACTTGCTCCAGGATATCTAAGTCCAAGCCTTTTTGCTTTGCCCAGGCTATGAAGCCTTCTACTGGTGCATAGCCGATGCCGAAGGTGCCGATAGCATCCTTGCCCCATCGTTTGCAAACTGCCTCCCGTGCTTTGTTAGCAGCGGGATTTACCTTCTGCATACATTCTGTGAAGTAGCTCTGCGCATAGTTGAGTGCTATGCGCAGGGACTCCTGCTCCTTTTGCTTCTCCTCTTCCTCCTTGCTTGGTCGCCACTCGTCCTCTATCTCCTCATTGAGATATTTCTTTGCGAGTTCCTTGCAGGCAATTGGGAATTCGAGACCATTCTTCAGTTTGCGGTAAAAGCTGATGACGTTGCCGCCAGAGCGGCATGAGCCAAAGCACCGCCAGCAGTTTGTGCCTGTATCCACATAGAATGATGCAGTATTCTCATTGTGGAACGGACAGCAAGCCCAATGGCGGTTGCCTTTCTTCGCTGAGAATTTAATGCCTTCATCCTCGGCTACATCCAGAATGGAGACATCACTAATAATGCGATCTACTATCTCTTGTTTAATCATATCTTTATATTTTGTGCTGCAAAATTAACTTAGAACTTCCGAAAAAGAAAGTACTAAGATAACCTGCGCATGAACTTATCAATGTCTTCATTGACAAAGTAGCGAATCTGACGCTTATAGGCGTAGTCTCGCTCCATCATCAACTGCTGGAGGATGCCCTTATATTTGCCCCCCCGCTTGTCGAATGCCGCTCTTATCTCGCGGTCTGTCCAAAACTTAATTCTATTCCTCATAACTTCGGTTTATAAAATGAACATTTTGAGTTGGCCATGAAGAACTCATAGTCATGCTCCGACTCTATCTCGTTGTACAGCTTGCGGTGTGAACACCCCCAGAACTTGCAGGTTCTGCCACTGCTGCGGGCACATGTATTGTGACACTCTACGAATGTCTTGACTTGTTTCTCCTTCTTCTTTTTCAT